CAGACTCGCGTCGATGCTGGCATCCATGTAGGCGAGCCCCGACCACAGGAACGTGGGCTCGGTGCTGTTCGGGATGAGTTCGAGCATGCCGGGCGTATCCATCTCGGCCGCCTCGAAGATCTCGATGTTCGCCGAATTCCAGAAGCCGCCGATCGTGCCCTTGGCGTCTTTCATCCCCGGAATGTAAACGCGGTTCACGTCACCAAAACAGGTGACGTCTTCCATCTCGGTCTTGAAATCGCCCGTCCAGGCGTTGAGCGAAATCAGCAGCACCGGCGTGGTTCCCGCGGCATCCCATTTGACCTGCCCGTAACGCCCTGTTTTGATTGCCATCGTCTCGTCTCCTTATGCGTCGGTGTGACTCATCTCGATAAAATATTGCCCGCCGCGCCGGTTCCAGCGAATCGAGGGATCGACTTCATCGACTTCCGTCAGGCGCACGGGCTCGAGGCGGTGCATCGTGCTCCAGGTGTAGCCGGCGACGGTGAGCGGTTGATCCTCGAGCAGCTCATCGATCCGCGCCGCCGCGCGCTTGATGTTCGCGCCCTGCACGGTCGAGAGCATCCGCGCTTCAACCAGGTAGATCCCCTCTTCGATCGCCCGCCGGCCGAACACGCCGCGGTCGATCGCGTTGATGAACGCGACGATCACAAACCGCGTGGAGCCCGGCGGCGCTTCGTCCCAGTAGACGCCGTTCGGACAGAGCGACAGCAGCTCCGCATCGCTCCCCAGCTTCGCAATCAGCGCGCTCGCAATATCCGAGGTATCCGCCATGAGACTTACGCCGCCGTGCCCCGTTTCACGGTCAAGCCCTTCGCTTCGATGATCGCCGCGAGCTTTTCATACATCAGGCGCCGATACTTGATCATCGTGGGGATGAACACGGGCGCCGGCGGGCGCTTCATCACCCCGCGATTCCAGCCGAGCTTCGTGTGCCGGGCTTCGGTGCCAAATTCCCACAGGTGCGCATGCGGCGCCCCGCTCCGCACTTGCGCGGCGACGGACAGCGGGCCGACTTCCTGCACCCGCACCTTGACGCCCTTCTGTAAGTTCCCCGTCAGCCCCTTCGGATACTGCCCCTTAATATCGGCCGCCGCCGCGTGGGCGTTGTCGAGCACGATCACCGTGGCTTCACCCTTGAGCTGTGGCGGCAGATCCGCGAGCGCGCGTTTCAAGTCGTCGATCCCTTTGATCGTGAGTTGCACCGGCATTACGGCACCACCTCGACGGCGAGGAGTTCCATCGTGATGCTGCGCTCCTCGGGATTCTGTTTGCCGGTGATCGAAAACTGCCGCCCATCAAACACGATCCGCGTCTTGGTCGTCACGTCGGGATGAAAGTCGCCACGCACGAGGTGCGAGGCCGACGAGATCACCGAGCCGGCCGCGACCCGTTCGAGGTCACGCGCCGTCGCCGGCGTGATGCTGACGCGCCACGCCGCCGGCACGAGATCCACCCAGCTTTGCGTGTAGCCGCCGTCGCCATCCGGCACGGCCGGGCCGGGATTCTGAAACGTCACGGTATGTCGATAGTCGCCTCTAGGCATCGTTAAACAGAAGGCACGTTATCGGACTCCTCATTGCTCCAGCGCAACGACAGTGGCCCCGGCACCTGCACTATTATTCCCACCATGCGCCGATCCATTGACCCGTTCGATCTTGACAATGAACACGAAGCGTTCCGCTTACTCGCCCTGATTGATGCTGAGTTCCAGAGCGATCCCCTGAGTGTGCAATGCTTTGACTTGCGCGTCGTCGCGCGTGTCAAAGCATGCATCGCCCACCGGAAGGCGAGCGAACGCAAAGGGATCGTCCCTCCCCTCTTAACCGACGGCCCCGCACGGTAACGGAAGAATATCTGAGCATCAGACCACCGTCGGATCGCGATAGGCCGCGAGCAGATCGTAGATTTTCGGCCACGGTGACGGGAGTTCCCCGTCGCCGCGGTCTTCGTAGTAGTAGGCCGTCAGCAAGTGGATCGCGTGCGCCACGGGCGCCGGCACCGTTGCGGCGGTCCACGTCGGATCGGCGGCGACGGCGAGATACGACAACACCGCTTCTTGGGCCGTTGCCAGCTTCTGCGCAATGTCGGCATCGTTCGCCGTGCTCGTGATGCGCAGATGCACCTTCGCCTGGTCGAGGGTCCAGAGGGCCGGCAGCGTCACGCGCGAATACTCGAGCGTCACGGCGCCACCGCCTCGTCCTCGACGGGCGAAGCGTCGGGGGTGTCGGCGGGCGCTTGCCGCTCCGCGAGGGACGCCACCGGCCAATTCTGCTGCTGGAGATACGGCATCTCGCCACCAGGCACGGGCGCCAGTTTGTAAAACGTGTTGCGCACTTCGTTTGGCGACATGCCCGCCACGATCGCATTCCGCGCCGCGGTCGTGCGGCTCATGGTGTCCATCCACGTCAGCAACGTGTCATCGAATTCGATCGTCAGATACGACGGTAAGTCGAGCACCTCACCGAGACACGTCGCGATCGACACGAGGTGCGGCTCCAGGCATTGCGACTTGTATTGGAGCTGCGAGGCTTCCGCGTTCGCATACGGGGGCTGCTTGCTGCTGTTGAGAATCGAGATCGGCATGCCGAGGACTTCGCAGATTTTTTCTTCCGTCCAGCCGAGCTGCTCGATCACCGCGGCATCAACGGCGGACGTCGAGACGGACTCGTATTTCATCCCGAGTTCCGCGATCAGAATCTCGCCGCTCTTGAAGTTCGCCGCGTCGGTCTTCAGCCGCGCGGCGGACAGCGGGTCGAGCTTCGTCGGCGCGATCAGGACGCCTGACGGCCGCGCGCCCTTCGCGAAAAACGTCGTGCTGTTGTCCTGAATCGCTTTCGCCTGCGCCACGGCGCCGCCGATCGCCGTGAGCGGGGAGATCCCGCAGAGCGGGTGATACAAGCAATTCCACCGGTCGTGAATGAGTTCGCGCGCTGGGATCACGATCGGCTGCGTCTGTTCCGGCATCCCGGCGAGTTCGTTCGATTGGAGTTCGTAGTAGACGCTGCCGTCGGGCGCGGTGAGCACCTTGACGCGCGCCGGGTCGAGCAGATGGAGCGCATTCACCACGCCGCGCTCGTCGCGATACTTCAGGACATAGGCGTTGCCCCACAGCACCTTGTTGATCACCCACTGCTCAATGAATTGCTGCGCCGTCTGGTAGTGATTCGGACGGCGCAGCACGGGCGAATACGCGGGATTACTGGTCTCAGTCCAGAAGTTATTCGCGTCGCGCTCCAGCAGCAGCGGCGGCGCGATCTTGCTGATGTCTTGGCTGATGCGCGACACCGCCCCGAACACGCTCGGATTCGCGAGCGCGGAATCGGTCGTGAGCGGATCGTTGTGCTGCCAGGCGCCCGTGTAGGGCTCCCGCACCACGGGATACCACGATCCGCTCCCGCCGCCGACCAGCGTCAGCATCGACGCCAGCCGCGATCGCACCGTCGCGAGCACACTCACGACTTACCTCTTCTTCGCGGCGGCTTCGGCCCCGTTCCCGTTGTCGGCCATCGCGCCCGTCGGTGAGGGCCAGGCCGTCGCCGTGAGGTATTTCACGGTATTCGCGCCCACGCGCTTCCAGGTGATATAGCGTTCGGCGCGCAACGCGACGGCGTTCATCTGGAACATGGACACCAAGACGGTGGTATCGACCACCGGGGACACCGGGGCGCTGTCCATCTGCAGCGAGGCTTCGGTGCTCGCGTCGATCGTCACGCCGCCATCGTCGGCCATCAGGATGTATTGCGGCGCCAGCGCGATGACGTTCGTCGTCACCGTGTTGGACGTAATGAACTGCAAGCCCTTGTAGGTGCCCCCGTTGATCCCGATGCCGGGGAATTCGGGCGAGCCGTCCAGATTCGTGCGGAACGACAGCGCGAGCGCATTCGCCGGCGACAGGATGAACGTGAGCCCGTCGACCGGGATGTTATTGGTCGCGAAGTGATTGATCAGCCCGAGAATATCCGCGAGCGGATTCGTGGTCGCCGCCGCCGTGGGCGCGCCGTTCGTGATCGACGCCGGGTTGACGCCGGCGACCGCCGCGACGGCCGGGTTGATGAATTGCGCATCGAGGTAGGCGGCAATATCCTTCACCAGGGAATCGCGCACGACCGCCTCGGCCGACGGATTCGAGAATCGCACCAGCTCCTGCGACAGCACGACGATCGCGGCAACTTTGTTGAACGGCAAGTTTTCCATCGCGAACGCCATCGCGGTCACGGGTTTCGGCTTCAGTTCCCCGACCCACGCCACGACGCCGCCGGCCGTTTGCGCGGGCACGTTCACGTTGAACGGCACCTTCCGCAAGCCGGTAATTTTCCCGATGATCGTGGCCGCGCGGAGCAGCGGCAGGAAGTCGGACGTAATCGCCGGATTCACCAGCGGC